GCCGGCATCAGGGGCGGCAAAAGCGTATGTCCATAACAGACGGCGACGCTACCCCGCACCGCCGCCTGGCAGCTGCGGAAAGATCGTTTCACCGCTTTCTCTTCCAATGATAAATAACTTTTCTACAAGACTGGAAAAAGAGCGGAAAGTATGGTATTATCTATGCATGAGTATGCGGGTGTAGTTCATCGGTAGAACGCCAGCTTCCCAAGCTGACACTAAAGTGATTTTCAAAAAATAAATAAAAATAGTCAGGAAGTGCAGTATTACGTGAAATTTTGCACTTCTTTTTTTATTACCTAAAAGCAAAATTTCCCTTTTACAACCTTACTGCAACCTTACTACCCGAGGAGTGATTTGGAGGATAAAGAAAGTCTCTGCAAAATCTGCAGAGACTTTCTTTAATCTAATTCTGTATGTTTATTGATGTAATAGTTAATGGCTTTTCGACTGATTTTCCAAATGCGGCCAATTTTAAACCCTTTTAATACGCCACTTCTAAGCAATCCATATAGAGTACCTTTTGAGACCATAAGAATTGCACAAGCCTCATCTACAGACACCAACTCTTCTTGCGTCATTTCTAACATTTTTACTCACCTCCTGTTACGCTTATAGAGATGTTATTTTAAAAACAGAAAAATACATAAAAATCATTCATACTGTGAAAGGGGTTTAGTTGGTGCTAGATACGCATAGATGAATTGTCAGCTTTGATACGACTGATAACAACATAGTAAAGTCATACAGACATGAAGAAACAATTCAATTTAACTCAATTCAACTCAATTTTGAATTAAACTAACTTGATTCAATTCAACTTTTGAATTAAAATGAATTAAATTGAATTGAGTTGAATTGCATCAAGAACAATATATAAGATAGAGGTGAAATATGACCATGAGTGAATTACCAATGCAAGAAACGCTAACCATTGAATTTAAAAGTGATCGAGGTGGGGGTTATCCTGATAGTGACTTAGTAGATGAAATTATAGGCATGGCAAATACAGAAGGTGGGACACTTTATCTGGGGATAGAAGATAATGGGCAAGTCACCGGTATTGTCAAGCATCATCAAGATCCTATCGGTTTAGCTGCATTAATAGCAAATTGTACGCGGCCTTCCTTATCTGTGCGTACAGAAATTATTTACGATCATGATTTGCCTGTCATGGTGATTTCTATTCCCAAAAGCTATTCCGTGGTTGCAACGGCTTCTGGTAAACTTTTGAAACGCCGTTTAAAGGCAGATGGTTCTCCTGAAGTTGTTCCTATGTATCCATACGAAATTTACACGAGACTATCTGATTTAAGGAAGTTGGATTTTTCCGCACAGCCAGTTCAGGATGGAACCGTAGATGATTTAGATCCGAATCAAATAGTTCGTTTGAGAGAGACCATACAGAATCAAAATGGTGATCAGCAATTACTATCGCTATCAGATGAAGACTTAGAAAAGGCACTCCAATTGGTTGTGCGAGTTGGCGAGAATGTATATCCCACATTGACAGGACTGCTGCTGATAGGGAAAGAATCCAGTTTAAAGCGATTAGTCCCCACAGCTAGTGCGGTTTTCCAAGTCATGCAAGGGACAAAAGTCGTTATTAATGAATCCTATCGTAAGCCTATCATCGAATTGGTTGAATTATTTTCTGAATACATGAAAGCCTGGAATCCTGAAAAAGAATTTGAATATGGACTATTTCGTATTCCTATTCCAGAATTTTCTAAACCAGCTTTTCGTGAAGGTTTAATCAATGCTTTTTCCCATAGAGATTACTCTATGATGGGAAGTGTGCGTGTACAAATCAATGATGAAGGATTGACCATTAGTAATCCCGGTGGCTTTGTCGAAGGAATTACTCTAAACAATTTGCTAACCGCAGAACCATATGGAAGGAATCCACTGTTATCCGATGCATTGAAACGAATTGGATTGGCTGAACGTACCGGACGTGGAATTGATCGTATTTTTGAAGGATCCATCACCTTTGGTAGACCTTGGCCGGATTATTCCGAATCTACCTCTCAAAATGTGACACTGTTTATTGCCAGAGCTAAAGCAGATATTCCTTTCATTCAGATGATTATGGATGAGCAAAAGTCTATCGGTCATACGCTGTCTATTAATACCTTATTGATTTTATCTATACTGTATAGCGAACGTAAATTGAGTGGGAAAGAATTATCTGATAAAACTCACATTTCTATTCAGCGAATCAAGCCGCTTATTGAGACACTGATTGAACGTGGATTGGTGGAAGAAATAGGTCGTGGTACTCACAGAATGCTTATGTTAAGTAAAAAGACTTATCAAAAAGCAGGCAAAACAAAGGAATACACTAGACAAAAAGGAATTGACCAAGTTCGTTTCCCGGAAATGATTTTACAATTGGCCCAAAGCCAGAACGGCATGATTACTAAAATGGATGTGGTTGAACTCCTGCATATTACCAAAGCACAAGCCTATACGATATTACAGCAGTTATGTGAAACGCATCAGCTGGAATTGAATGGTAAAGGACGTTATGCACGATATAAATTAGTAGTGAAATAAAAACGTTTGGTTATGCATATCAAATGATAGAAATGCAAAAAGGCTGGTATGAAGAAAATTTTCATACCAGCCTTTTTGTTGCACAAAATATATTTAACAAGAACTAATTGCATTCAGAAGAATGATTTTCCATTTTTTCACGGATAACTTCTCAGAGATTTTCTGGAACCCCCAATAAATCCATGGCTTCTGATAAAGAAAAATGCTGTTTACTCATTACGTTATTTAAACTGTAAATAGTGTTAGATACAATTCCTTTTTCGATTCCTTTCTTAACCCCGTCTTCATGGGCATCTTCTAATTGGGATTCTCTGTCCATACGAGCCATTTCACGGTTGATATATAAACGTCGTTCGGCAGTATTATTCAAAAAAATACGCATTGATGGTGATACGAGGCTTTAAATTCCGATAGGTCTTCCCTGCTGGTAAAGACATCAAATACATTTGGGCCGAATAATATAGCGTGCGGCGGGACATATTCTTTTCATTGGCGACTTGTACTTCCACATCGACCTGTTCTCCGCTGTCCAAGACACAAGCCACGTCGAGACGAATCAATTTATCATGATCGTGTTCTGGACTCATTTCTGTATTGGAAAATTGTAAATCATAAATATATGTGTGGCAAGATAGCAATCAACTCTATTGGTTAGCCTCACAACAAGCTTGTTTCTTATACCGTGCCAAGGTGGCGCGACTAATACCTGTCATTTGCACAACTTCTTTATAAGTGTGATCTTTTAACAGTGATAATGCAGTTTGGATTCTAACATTAGGGATAGGTGGACGTCCTTCACGAAAACCATCTTTTGTTTTAGCATAAGTGGGACCATTTGTACATAAGTTTCCAACTTTTTTCTTTCCTCGATAAAATCTAGCAAATCCGGTTTTTCATCATTCGCCGTATAACCCTCTTCTGTGCAATTCCAACTCTATTTTCTAAAAGTTTTTGACGGATTTTTGACGAATTTGAAATCCCGTTACTTGGAGATGCAAGCATAAAGAGCTCCTCCCGCGATAATAATCCACAAGTTCCGCTGCCTAGCCTTCACCTGTACCTTGTGGGCGGCCTCTTTCTCTAACTCGGTCAATGATTGATTGGCTTTCTCTAATGACTTCTGCGTCTGATCGTTCAAGTTCTTGGACGCGATCAGTTCTTTCTTCACTGTCTCTAATTGCTGATTGGCTTCTGTCAACTGCTTCTTCTGCTCGGTCAAGAGCTGCTGCTTGGTTTCGTTGTGGCTTTTCAGCGTCTGCAAGTTCGTTTCTAACTGCGTCAGCTCGCTTTCCGATATCTGATACATCGTTTCGGCCTGCGAGGTAGTACCAGCCGCCAGCCAAAGCAAGAAGCAGAGCACAAAGAGCAATAGACTTTTTGTATTTTTGCACATTGCCCCTCCCTTTAATACCATTCACTCATGTCGTAATCACGGCCGTCAATTTCGAATGTCTCCGTAAACTGCCAGCCCTGCAGGATGCGCCCAGGGAAATAATCATGGAAATTACATTCATCATTATACTGGGCGCACCAGGTGGGCACATAATCAGCTAGATCATCTAGGTTCATGCAGTCGGTCAAGGTAGACAGGCTCGCATAGATGCCCGCAGCGTATCCCGCCGCATTGCATGTGGAAATAAAGGCACTACAGATGGCGGTCACGTCCTCCCTATCCTGTCCGATCGTTTCCGTTGCTTCTGCATCAAGCCAAATCCCCAGGGGCGGCGCGCCGTAACCCAAGGCTTCCAGAGCTTCAATAACGACCGCCGCCTCTTCTTCCGCCCGTTCGGTTGTCTGGGCGTGCGTATAACAGTAAACGCCCCATGGGAGGCCGCGTGCGGCGGCTGCCGAAATGTGCTTCCCGTGAAGCTCGGAGAGCGTGCGCCCTTCACTGATTTTTACGATAACACCCTCTACGCCTTCGTCAATCATATGTGACCAGTCGATGTGATCGTTCCAATCTGAGATATCTATGACTTTCATGACTGCCCCTTTCTTTTCACTAAAGCCGCCAAATTATGTACCGCAGAAATGCCCGCCTCATCCAAGTTTTCGATAATGCTCAAAAACTCAGACGCCGCTAAGTAAGATACACAAAGCGGCATAACTAAACCGAAACGGTGTACCTGTTCCGTCATGGTATCCATGATAGAGCCAGCCATGACTACGATGACATAGACTATGATCTTCCCGCAAAACTGCACTTTCATCGCCTTGCTGGATATAACGCCCATACGATGGGCCTGCGGAATTGCCTTGATGCTTTCTACAAGGCTAGGCGTATAATCATCAGTCTTGATTGTGTTATGCGCCAGTTCTATCCACTTTGTGACCAAGTCTATGACAATGAGTATCACGAACAGGGACACAAGCTCAAGATGAAATTGTGCAGCAGCTAGCATCCCACTCGCTATGACTTTTACCTCCCAGTAGTTTCCAAGACGGCTGGCCGCTTTGCTGATGGCTTCTGAAAACTGATCAAATTCCATGTTTTCCCTCCAAATCCATGATTTCCCCTTCTTTCTATGCTGCTCTTAATAATCTGTGATATCTGGTGTATGCGTATTGATTTCAGGAGACCAGGAAATGGTAAATTTAAGGCTCTCACTTTCGTCTAGGTCATTCGGAAAACTCCCGATCCAGCATACCCAGTTCTCACTATTAAGTAAGAGTGGGTCCTGATAAAACTTTTCTGTTTGTTCCTCCGAATATTCATATGGCAAAAGTCCTTGGAGTCTATACTTTTTGCCAGGAGTCACCGCTACAAACTTAGTTATATCGGTTTTATTACCGTAGTCATCCATCCCGTACAATCTCGCCTTGACAACATGTACCGCAGTAGGAATGGTAAGTTCACCGGTGTGCAAAAAATCAGCAGAGTCCGTAGGCACATTAACTTGTGCCGCTGATGCAGTAAATGATGTATTGCTTGTAAATGTTCCTGATTTCATAAAATCACCTTTCGTACGCAACTAATAATCTGTAATGTCAGGAGTGTGGGCGTTTATCTCTGAACTCCAAAAAATAGTGAAGGTAACTCTATCCGTATCTGGTGAGTCCTGCGGCGATGCACCATACCAATAGCGCGAAGTATGTGCATTGCGCAAAAAACAATCACCATAGTTCTCACCGCTGTGATGATCGAAGGGTTGCCATCCTGTTAGGGTATATTCTTTATTAGGTGTTACACCAATGTAGTTGCCCCTTAATTTAACCACCCTAACATTATTAGGGATGGTGAGGAGCCCGTTGGTGCCATAATCAACATATATTGTTTTACTCCCAGCAGGTATCGCTACGCTTGCTCCACTAGCACTAAATGTCATATTGCTATTGATCCTCCCCCCCCGCATTGACATTTAATGTCCCTGCGGTATAGCCATCAGCAGGGATAACTTCTGCTTCATAGGATGTACCCTTTGGGATAGTAAAGGAGGACGTGTGATCTGTGCCGCCACTCTTTTTTGGCGTGTACACATGAATCGTCTGATTGGCACTTTGTGTAATTGTTACATTGACATAGGTCACGGCTTCTTTCCATGCAGCATAGATCACACCGTCTTTTTCTACTCTTAAATGGGTCGCATTGGCATCTGTGGTACTTCCTAGCTTTACATACCCTTTTGCTCCGTCAACTTCGAGAGCGAGGTAAGGACTGCCGCCTACTTCTTCGGCTGTTGTATAAATATTACAGGTCTCTTCCGTTCCGCCTGTTTTGAGAATGTGAAGTTTTTTTGTAAGTGTCCCCATCGTGTCCTCCTAGTCCACCCATACTTTTTTACCGTCAATATCCAACACGGTATCGTGGTCAAGCGCTTTCAGTTTATCCAACTCTGCGCTTACTTTTGCTAGCTCCTGCTCGTTCGCCTTCAGATCTGCATACAGACGGTCGCGCTGAAGTTCGACGGTGTGCTTTTCTTCAGCAGTACATCCGCCTAACCAATGTATGATGGCTTTTTTTATTCTATCCATACTTTACCTCCGGGGATGGTTAAGGATCTGGATACCGTAACATTATCGGCCCTTACTGTCCCTGTAAAGGTGGGGGATTCTTTCGGCGCATAAGTTTTTGAAGCCTCATTTTTATCGATCGCGTTTTTAGTCCTCTCTTCGATAGCGGCAGCAAGCCCTACCACCTGGGAAGCTTCCGTCTCTGGATGCGATGTTTCGTATTGCTTTGTCGTCTCGTTGTAAGACTGCCACGTTTCTTTTAATGCCATTGTTATACTCCTTTCGCCCACACGTCGGCGCCCTCCGGTTTGTCCTTGGAGGAAACAATGGACCAAACTGGTTTGTTTGTCCCATCTGCTTTCTTGATAATAAACTTCGGTCCTGTTTTAATTGATTTGATTTCTTCGGCCATGTCCGCAACTTTAATCGTTGCTGTTTTCCCAGTTTTCTCGCGAATTGCGTTTCCTATGGCTTTAAGATTGGTATCTGATACTAACCCTTTCATGTTTCACCTAGAATTCTTTCTCATCGAAACTTTCGTAATCAGCAGCCGTGCCTGTCCCTGTAGCGAAAGTCCCGTCGGCTTGATAGAATGTCTTGCCTGCTTTGACGTCCGCTACTGTGGCGCTGGTATCTGAAATATCGACGTACCTTGCTATACCTCCCGTTGTTGTAGGAATAATCACGGAAGGTACACCAAAATATGCAGCTCCGGCTATCTTCACGTTTTGTTTCATAGCGTCTCCTATTTGATGGTGAGTGCTTTAGTGATTGCGTCCTGTGTGACGGAAATCAATGAGAGTGCGCCGGTTATTTTTGAACCGTTTACATAGGCCGTCTTCCCTTTAATGATTTCTCCTGCGGTCGCTGTCCCATCTTTGGTTTCTACTACGCTGCTGGAGCCGCTCACTCCTAATACGGTGACACCCGCTTTGATATTTCCGGAAATCAGCTTGGCCTGCTCGGCTGCATCGATGATGACTGTACCATCGCCGTTGTGATAGCCCGCCGGAATGATGTACTTTCCATCCTTGGTGCCAACAGATCCGGTGACTGCACCATTATTTGGCATGGAGCCGGTAACCGGGCCGCCTGCATTGTGACTTGTTTTCCCGATTAGAATGTCACCGGCTCCTGCTGTGTCTGATGACGTGTCGTAGAAATCTGCATTCCCTTCGCCCTGGGCTAATGGAATGGATACTTTCGGTACGTTTTCGTAGGTCGCGCCGTTGATTTTTACACTTTTACTCATGTTCTTTCTCCTTATTCGACAATCAGTGCTTCTCCGTTGTAAGAAATTTTCCCGTAGTTCTGAGGGATCTTTCTGACAATCACTTTAGAGAGGCAGCCTCTCACTCCTTCGGGCGTGATGATCTGATCCTTGGCTGAAGGAATGACTTCTCTTTCCTGGTATGACATTTCTTCTCTGGAACCAAACGAGAGAAACTCTCCTTGAATCTGAGGTTCTGCAGTGAAGATTCCTTTAAGCGGTCCCATCAGAACGTCACCTCTTCGCAGATCTTCAGAATATGCGGAGGGATAATGGTTCTTACTGTCCCGTATTGCTTCGTAAGCTGCACGTCATAGCAGTATCTTCCGTATGGAAGGGCCTTCGTGTCTTCAGGCATGAGAGACAACATCCCGTTGGTGATTTCTTTTTGAAAAAGTGCTTCGCCGTCTGTTGTCTTTTTCTTGACGGTAAAAATGACTTTGTCTCCCTCTTCGAAGTTGTACTCTGTATCATCCATGTACGTGACTTTTAAAGGGAATACGGCAGTGTCTCCCCTTGTCAGGTACAGGTTGTTCTGTATGACTTTGTACATAGCTACCTCCTAGAATGATTTGTCATCAAATTCAAGGATCATGGAAATGGCGTCCTGAATTTTCTGTGAGGTTTCGTCTTTGGTGTAGTAGCGCTCAGGATCGAACCCAGCCGCTTCTTTAGCGATTTCCGAATAATGTTTTGCACTCTCTACCAATGCAAGAAGTTCCTCCTTGATATTCGTTCCGTAGGTATCAAGACTTTCCAGTAGTTTTCTGGTATAGTCCTTAAGATCCGTTTCGGATCCGTCTTCAAGTTCCATGACGAAGTCTTGCAGCTCTTTCTTCTTAACTTCGAAAATTTTCAAAGTTTCCTTGGCATTGATCTCGCTGGCTTCTGCACGATCGGCGCTCTGCGCTGCTGCATTTGCAGATTTCTTTGCCTGATCTATGTACTGCCCTATGGCATTCTGGTAGTCTTCGTTGACGAGCTTCCCGCCTCTCCAAACGATGACATTCCCCTCTTTGGGATAAGGGAAATTCGTACGGTAAGCATCCGGATCAGCCGATTCCGGGATCTGAATGGAGCGTTTCTGCTTCTCATTCAAGTCCTGGATGATCATGGTGATTTTGTCCAGTGCATCTTCGATGACATCGAACGGCCATACATTTCCTAATGAAGACTCTTGGTTAATCTGGATGCTGCGATAAATCAGAAGACGCTCACCATACTGAAGGACTGGCGGTCGCTCGGCTTCCGGCTTGTCTTCTCCAGGGGAATAGCCAGGGAAATGAACCGTCCTTGATGTGTCGTCGATGAAGTAGTCTCCCTTGAGCTCTGTGGTTTCATTATCTTTGCTGACCCGCGCTACCGTAATATCTTTTTTGTCCAGGAAAGGGAACGATATGGGAAATGCGGTATTCGTCCCGTCCCCTTTGTACAGTACGCGGTTGACGCTTGTATTGATCATGTAATCCCTCCTTTCTAAATGAATCGCTGACACACTTCTACGGATGGCAACCAATCAGCCGATAATAAAATCGTTCGATCATTTTTTCTTCTCCTTGAGTGTTTTGTTCCAAAGTGATTTTCTGAACCAATCCCACATGGTGAACTCGGTATCGGTAGAGACCATTCGCATGAAGTTCCAGAAGGCGTCAGTGATGGTATCAGGTACGGGGATGGATGTCCTTGTGATGGCCTTGGTGGCACCTCGCCCCATCTCGATCAGGTCACCTTTCTTGGCTGCTTTGAGAAAGTTTTCCATGTGCTTTAAGGTATCGAAGAATGGAGCATCCGGCGCTGCGGATCCGAAGGATTTCCCGGTAAAGAAATCTACTGTCCACGGGACTGCTTCTCTTACAAGAGGGACGCCGCCGATGGGGCCGCCGGAGGCGATGACATGAAGGAATTTCTTCTTCCATTTATCTTCATCATCAGAGTCGTCCCCGATTTCTCGTAAGGCTGTTTCGACTAAAGCGCCTAGGATCCACCAATACCACGTGGCTGCGAGGAGCGGCTTCACGTCTCCCTTGTCATATAAGATATAACCTGCGCGGATGAACTGGTTCGTAACAAGGTTAGTATAACTATAGAATGTGGTCATCTGTGCAAGAATTCCGTTCTTTCTGGTAAAGCTGGTCTGGTCTTTGGTCTCATTGGATCCGAAAGTCTCTCTCACAGCTTTGTCGGCAAGTCTCACGGCTTCTGCGTCCATCTCGTCTCTATTGAGCTTGCCTTCGATTTCCATAGCGGCCATGGCTCTCTTGTAAGTGAATAACCATTCTGGCAAGGAAAACATTTCATCTGTCGCCTGGATCAGCCAGTAGGCCTTGGAGTTTAAGGTATCGACGCCATACTTGCCGTGCTCGATCTTGGAGCGGAACTCGGACTCGTTCTTCCCTACCGGCAATCTGTCCTGCATGTACATATCCCGATCGATGGTGGCCCCTCGGTCTCTCATCATAGTGGACTTGGTTTGAATAAATCGCCGCTGCTCTACGATGTTCCCATGAAAATAGAAATCTCCGACGGCCTTTAGGGCATTGGCTGCTCCCATCCGTTCCATCATGCCGGTGATGTTCCCGATATTCAGTAAAGCTGTGGAGAATCGGAACCCCATCGTTGTGAAGTTGAAGCGCCGCCGGGCTCTGCCTAAGGTAGAGTCCCATTCGCTCATATCCTTGATCGAGGAGTGCCAGCAGTCCTTGGCCCATCCCTGCAGCAGAGAAAGGGTTTCCGGGCCTGCGGTGTTTTCGATAGCTGCCACGACTTCTTTCCGATTGAGGAGCTTGTAGACGTCTACGGTGGCTTCTCGCATGGCGATGTGCTGCATGGCTTCATTGACAGCCTCTACATATACGTCGAGGTCGAGGCGGAGCTTCTGCCCGCCGGAAGCTCCCGCACGCTGCTTAGTGCTCCCCATGCCTAAAGAGAAGGAGGAGATGTTCTGCATGTCCATCTTGGCGATGTCTGTTGTGGAGAAGTTGCTTGTCTTCGTGCTGCTTAATGGATCGTACTTGATTCTATAGTACGCGCCATGGATGACACGTCCCGACTTCAGCGTGAAATCTTCGCCCTGAACTTTCCCTAGGGGCGTGCCGTAGAGATCATTCTGGACTTTGTTTCTCTCGCCCCAGTAGGAATTGAGGTGATCCCATACCTTCTCTACAAAGTCCCAGTCCTTATCAGTGAGGTTCTTATCCAGCATATCAAGGATGGTTTTCTCGTCGGTGTTCAAGGTATCGCTCAACCATAAGGTCTCTATGAGGCGTGCCCTGTTGGACTTGGTGCCAAAGTTTAAGGCCATGGCGAGGAGCTGCTCCTTGGTATAGGATACAGGCTTCCCTCTTTCATCAAGGCCGATCGTGTAAAGTTTCTTGCTTCGGATGGCGGTCCATTCTTTTCTGGAGTAGATCGCAAAGTTCTTCCGGAAGGTGACTCGTGCTGCACTCTTTAGCTCTCGCAGATGGGCAGCCGCTTTGTCCATGGGTTTATAGAAATACTCGGCCGCAGACTTTCCCAGTCGTTCGATCAGAATTTCAGGAAGTGTGATGTCCTTGATGAGGCTGTGGATTTTTGTCCCCAGCCTGTCTAGGTTAGTGGCAGTCTGGTTCTTGAGCCCCGGAGTGGCCACGCGGTGCGTCCAGTTATCCATAATCTCATCGTGGATCTTTTGTGCCGCGTCATCGAAAGAGGTGCCCAAGGTATTCCCCTCGTACTCTCTTCGGCCCAATTTGTAGACAGCCTTCATAACCTTAGCCATTTCTCGGAACTGATCCATGGTGAGGTCTTTCAGCTTCATAGGACTTGAACCGTCGAAGGCGCTTCTCATCCATCCCGGGATGATGTCTTCGGCCATGTAGCGATCATCGTCCATGGCCTGCATCGGATTCATCTCTACGGCAAGCCAGCGCCAGTTGAAGGGTCTCTCCTGCCCGCTCTCGTCAATAGGCAAGATGCCGTCTTTCTTCGTGAGGCCTAAGACGTATGCCATGTGCTGCACGAAGTAGCGTGCGTCGTCCTTCATCATGACTGGTTTATCGGTCCTGGAGATGCGGTTCAGGATGCCTAAGATGCCGTAGCGCTCCATGCCGTTTTCGTTAAGAAGAGGCGTGGTGACTTTCCCGCCGCCTCCGTGAAGGGTGCGACGGATTTCTTCCTCATTTGCCCTTGCGAACTTGGCCATGGTGAGACACTGCGCCTGCTCACGTTTCCAATAAGCAGCGCCTTCCCAGTCATTGCCTGCAGCCGCTTTCATGGCGCGGGCTTCTGCAATCTGCGCCTTGTTCTCCCACCATCGCCAACTCGTGGCATGGGAGAGTTTCTCGCCGCCTAATGTATTTCTGGCGTCCTCTTTGATTTCCCTCATGTCGAAGCGCATGGCGTCTCTGGACTCTTTGAGTCCGTCTACCATAGTCTGGAGCTGCACAGCAAGATCAGCAGCGGTGAGTTCTGCGTCTTTTGTGGTGCTGTCGGCCTTTGCTCTTTGGGCGCGTTCCTTCTCAAGCTCGGCCTCAAGGGCTCGCATGTTTCCTTCCAGAATGGTCTGTGATTCCTTTCTGGACTTGTTCTCGCCCTTGGCTGCTGCAGCTTCTGCTTTTGCTTTTTCAAGCTGCTCTTTTAGCAGCTTCTTCTGCTTCTCCATCTTTGCGATCTTATCTTCCGACTTGGCAATCACATCTGTCTGCTTGTCGATCTCTGTTGTTTCTTTTTCGGAAACAAGTCCCAATCGCTTGCGAATTTCTCTCGCGGTCTTTTTCTTGTCTTTGGACCGTTTGAGTTCCATCTGCATAGAATTGACGAGATGGATATAAGCAGAAACCTTCTTTTCCAGCAACATAGCTTCGATGCGGGACTTCTTGGCCATGCCTTCCGGGGATCGAAGAATTTCTTCGGCCATGCCCCTGATGGCTTCCGGGGTTAATGCTTCTTCCCGATAGTGCTGCACCATCTCTTCGATGTGTTTGTTCCACCGTTCTTCCGTAGTGCCGCCAGCAGCTCTCAGCTTCTCTTTCAGATCTTTTTCTGTGAACCCGGCCATTTGGAGAAATTCGTCACGGTCTTTCTTTGTAGGGAATGTGTCGGAGTTGTAAATGGTCTCGATCTGATAGATCTCATTCTCTTCTCCCAGAGACTCGATGAAGCTGGTTCTCTCTTCTTCAGAAGAAATGGAGGCTTTGAAGTTTTCGATGGCTTCTTCTCTCACCATATGAAGGTAGTAACTCATGGCTTTCTCCAGAGCTTTGTCCTTGACGCTCTCAGCCCATGCCTTGAGGTTGCCCAGTTCGGACTGGTTTACGTCAATGGTCTTGTCAATGGCTTCGAGCTTTCGTTGCGCTGCCCATGCGTTGATCTCGTCTTCTGTGGAAATCATACGATCGAAGATGTCTTTGATCTCAGGTGTAAGTTCTACATTTCCCAAGCTCTTTGCGGTCTTGTAGATGTCGGTCAGCCATTTCTTGAACCGTCGGAAGACGCCCCGCATTTCTTTGGTGGGTGCGCTCCCTTCCATGAGGTATTTCTCGAAGCCCCTGGCAAAGCGTTCCTGCATCCAGCGTTCCATGGCACCGGCCTTCCCTGCTCTGATGTCTTCGGCATACTTGGTGAATTCCTTCTCTAAAATAGTCCCTTTGTATTCAGAGAGGTGGTCTTCGGAAAAGGCGGTCCATGAACGAATGGTAGAAAGATCGCCCTGCATGCCCTTCAATGCAGCGCGTGCTTTCGCCGTATCCCCGTTGAAGTAGGTGGCGACATTCTCTTCGCTCATCTGACTCATGTTCTCAAGCATAGAAAGGAACATATGAGCGCCTTCATGGATGACTGTAGATTCATTCGCACCGTCGAAAAGCTCAATGACGTTGGCGTTTCTGTCGTAGGAGCCCTGGTATTTGTTTTGGAAATATACGTTCAGCTTCTGGCCTAATTCTTTGGCCTTTGCTTCTCGGTCGCCTTCTACGTCCTGGTCATATTCACGGACCGCGATACCTTGTGATTCCAGAAAGTTTACCGTTTCTTCCGGTGTCCCCTTCGGGATGACAGCGCCGGAGAATTCGTCGAACGTCACCTTCCTAGCTGGCTTGGCTTCGAAGTAGTCCGTCGTTACCTTGTCCGCTTCCTTTAGAAAATCTTTGATGTGCTGGAGGAATTTCTTATCTTCCGGGAATCCGTGCAGATCTTTCTTCCCATCTCTCGTGTCCTTCATGAGCCCAGCCAGATCCGTGTCTAAATCCATGCCGTAACTGCCGCGGAGCTCAGCTGCTTCGTCTATCAGGCGATTGTACATGTCTTCCGCCTTCTTGTACCGGGCGAGTTCTTTCTTGTTCGGCGCAAGGAGTGATTCATGATTTTTGATATCCCTAATTGACGTGAACTTTTTGGAAAGGAAAGCAAGCAAGCTGTTGAAGCCGTAGTTGATACCGCCTGGTCCTTCGTTGTTGGTACCGCGGTATTTTTTCATCAGCTTGACAATATTGTCAATGTTGAAAGCGTATTTCTTCCCGTTGTCCCAAAGATACCTGTCTTTATAAAGGCTATCGAATTCGGAACGGACGAACGCTGTGAATCTCTCTATGCCTGCTTCTTCGATGGTCTTACGTAAATCCTTTACAAAATCTTGTCTGTCCACCTCTTTGTAGGGTTTCTTTTTCTTATCTTCCTCGTATGCAGAAAGCCGTAAAAGGAGCTCTTTTACTCCCTCCTCATTGATATGTCCGTTCGTTGTCCACTTAGCCAATACTCGCTTAAGGCGTCCCACTAGTCCCTTTCCCATGGCGATATCTTGTCTCATTTCGTCAAAGTACGGTCGAGCCGCTTGGTCTACTTCCGAAAAATCACCTTTCTTTACCTTAGAAGATTTAAGCGCATGAATAAGTTCTGGATACTCCTTGAAAAGCCTTTCGCCTCTTACTGGAGGCGTGACTGTCCGCTCTTTTATCGGGATGTCTTTCTTTAAAACATTCTTGACGTAGTAGTATTTAATTGCGATATTATTTTCCATTGCCGCAAGAGACTCTTCCCCATCGTAGAAGGAAAAGTTAATTACGCCTACGTCAATACTATTCTTTTTGAGGAACTTTCTTGTCTCTTCGTATTTCTTGTGAAAAGCATCGCTATCTATCTTCGCCGGCACTTCATAATTCACCACCGGTTTTCTCACGGTATAGGCATCTCTGGAAAAGACTTCGTTCGACCTAGATTTCCGTGGATCTATCATGTCCTTATCCCCGATCAGCGTGATCTCCCCAAAATCCCCGAATGGGATATCCCTCTTCGTGATGGCGAGGGAAGGCATCGGGAGGCCGCCCAGCTTGATGGCTTCTCTCAATTTGCCAGTAGAAACATTGTGATAGACGACGAGGTCTTTGTCTGCTTCAGTCTGGTAGTAGGTTGGATTTTCGCTTTTCAGCTTGACAAGATCCTCCTCATTTGCTACATTAGGAGCAGATAAAAGGTTATCGACTTTTTCTTTAGGTATGAGCCAATCGGGCTGCTCTGTAGAAATCCAGTCGGTAGCCTTTTTTCTATTGACATACTCAAGATTCCCTGCCTCTAGCTGCTTTTTAAACCACTCATACGATGGCTCTCCGGTTTTTCTATCCGTCTTCCCGTAAGTGCTTGTCATTCGGTTGACTTTATACCCGTCACTCATGCGTTCCAATTCCATAGGAACCACGATGGTAGCCCCGTTCTTATCTTTGAGCTCAAGCACGATCACCTTACGCACTTCTCCGTTTTTCCCACTATATGTGGAAAAGATCATCATCGGATCCGTAAGTGCACGTGGAATTTGTTTCATGATGTCTGGAGTGATATCCGTATGCTTGTCTACTAAAACTTTTTTCAAGTCGGATACAGAAATTTCAACCGGCAGAACTTCAGCTCCTACAAGCCTCATCACAAGCGGAGTCCTCATGACTTGGATAGTATCTGTGGAAATCTTTCCTGCCATGAAACGATCTACGCTGTCCGCGAAGGATTTCTCATCTGCGTCCAGCTGCTGCTCGGCCATGCCCTTCTTTGTCGACTTGCCCGATAGGACGTTGTGGGCATATTCTCCAGCCATTTGGTGATAGGCACTTTTCTTGACAATGCCTATTTTTTCCTGTAAACTCTGAAGTGGAATAGGAGCATTCTGGTGACTGTCAGACGCTGCCGCTTTGTCGGTGAGCATTTCAGCGTGGAATGCTCCTATTTCTTTTTTGTATTGATTCGACTGCCTGTCATTGACTGCGGTTGCAATCCAAATCTTTCCGTTCTCGGCAAAAGACAGTACTGCGTAGTACGTACCTTTGGCCCCTTTTACTTTGACTACATAGTGTTTACCTTCATGCTGCCCCTTGTAATCTCCATCTTGCCAATCGGACGGAGCATAGTCCTCGATAGTTCCGATATGTTCTGATAAGTCCTGAATTTCTTCATCCGTCAAATGCTTTCGGATATGTGGGATTCTTTCTCCCGCCCACGATACTCCGTTGTCGTCAGTAAACCGAATTGCGGAATGGCTGATTCCTTTGTCGATTCTTTCAAGAAGCTGTGATACCTTTGTCGCTCCAGCCTTTCTGATTTCAAACGCCGCCATACCGTAGGCTCCTTCTCGGATTCCCACGACTTCCCCCGCTTTTACCATGGCCAATTTCAATGGCACGCCGTAGTTCTTATGGAAGTTCTCTGCGAGCTTTGCCAGGATTAAAGCGGAGTCTCTCGCGGCTTTGGTGACGGCACCGTTTCCCGCTGCCTTGATTTCTTCAAGAAGCGGCTTGTAGGCTTCTTCATAGGTCTCGGGATCCAGTAGTGTCTGCGCGATGAGATCTTCTTTATTTAAGGATTTCAGCGTCTCACTCACTCTCTCGATGGACTCGGCTCTCTTTTTCGCTTCTTCGATCTCAGCGATGGCCACTTTGGATCCTTCATCGCCTTTATCATTCTCGGTAATGATTTTCTCTTGGGCGATATCGTAGAGTTCACGCTGGTTTGGTGCTCTTCCGTATGCCCCGTAAAAATCCTGATACCAATCTGGGTTCTTGGAAACTCTGAGATGTACCCGATCTTTCCCTTCCCCGACGTCGAACATATCGACGCCTTTTTCATTGGATGTGTTGGCGTCCTGCGTCTTTCTTCGTTCCATGTAGTCCTGGAGTTCTTTGACGCCGGTCAGCTTTCCCCATGCGTCTTTGGCTTCCTGAAGGATGGTCTTGCATGTATCTTCGATATGATCCAAGCCGCCGGAAAGAATTTCTCTTGCGGTGTCTCTATCCTCTCTTCCGATATCGGTATCATCGGAGAAGTGGTCGTTCAAGATTTTTTCTGCAGCGGCCGCTTCTCTTTTTTCGCGTGTCATGGTGACAATGTCGATCATGTCTTTCATGCGCTGCCGCTCTTCTCGGATAGCATGGATCGTTTTTTCTCCTTTGTCCATGGTGGTGTAGTCGGAAAGGGCTTCATGGGTTTCGGGGGTGGCGGTCTGCATGTATTTCCCTGTCTCTACCTCTAAGGGCTTGCCGGTCTTGATGGCGTCATCTAATTCTTTAGCGGTGATCGTGCCATCTTCTACGAGCTTGTTTAAGGCATCGTGTGTCTTTTCATTTTCGGCCGCTGCGGAAGCGTCGATGTAAAGCGTGCCGGAGCCGGTATGATCGAGCTGGTTCTGCAGTGTCTTCCGGTAGGTTTCCGGTGCTTTTTTGTAAAGGGACGATTCGGAGCGGAGATCCATGAGTTTCTGCAGCATGGATCTTTCGTTCTCACGTTTGAATTCGATAACGGCGTCTTTCATTTCGGAGAGGCCGGCGATTCTCTTCATGGCTCTATGGGCCCCTGCGCCTGCTAAAGCAGCACCGCCGATCGACATACCAACAACGGAGGGGACAGCTTCGATCATGGCATCCAAGGCATTCCCCATCATCTCTCTTACGGGAATGGGTTCTTTCCCAAAGAGGCTGGTGTCCATATCCGCGGAAAGAGACTGCAGGCCTTCTTCTGCAATCTCTGGCGCTGCCACTTTGACAAACTGTTTCGCACCGTATCCGATGGCTTTAGCTCCTGCGGCAGCTCTCCCTGCGCCGATCAGTTTCTTCATGGCGGCTTCGTTCTTGATGACGGCTTTGGCTGCGTCACTCCCCCATACTTTGGTGATGCCCTTGAGTGCGAGCTCCCATGCACCGGTTTCAATGGCTGCATTGATCCTTCCGACTCTCTTGGCATGGCCAATGGCCTGCTCTCGGGTATAAACAGATTTCCCGTTTTTATCCTTTTTGGTGCGCCAATCCCAATAGGCCTGCCCGGCTTCTGCTCTATAGGTTCCTGTGAAGACGGAAGCAGTGCCTAATGCAATGAGCCCTGTCAGTGCGGCCGCTCCTGTGACGGCTGCTCCTGCCACGGCTCCCGTGGCTCCTACGGCGCCCACTGCGGATGCAGCGCCTAAGGTAGCGATCTGCGGCAAGTTTGTTTTGGTGGCCGCTAAGATAGGCTGCGCCAATGGGGCGATCGGAGCGATGATTTCTGCTGCGCCGCGCATGATCATATTCTTCTGCATGGAAAGCTGGGAGATGGTTTCCCCTACAATCTTGGCCACGTAGGAGTCCCCGATTTCTGCGTTATATGCTTTCTGCGCATTCATGAGTCCAGGGATGGCTTTCTCTACTTCTTCATCGGAGATTTCCCCAATAGAGGCTTTGTACATGAGTTCGCTCTGTGCGTCGAGCGCCTGCCCAGCTTCGTAGGCGGTGCTCGCAAAATGGGCACCGGTGTCGTAGAGGTAGCCAATGACGTTAGAAAGATCGGTGAGCTTGCTTTCCGGCATGGTATAAACCGCCGCGCCCTGCGCTGCTGCTTCGCGGTTCTTCAGGATGTTGGTATAGTCCTTCAGGGCAATGGTGGTGGCCACGGGGTCTTCCGTGTCGAGTTCCGGATAGAGTTCATTCAAGGTTTTAGCAGAAAATGGCTGGTTGTTCAGTGCGGCTGCGTTTCTCTGTCTCTCATAGGTGGTGACAGCTGCCTTGTACATATCCGGATCGGAGGCAATCAGCTGTGGGGCAATGCCTAGCGCACTTCCTAATTTCTCAGACTGTTCGAGGCGGTTATCATCCGGTGCGCTGTTCCCAAAGAGGTTCTTGTATACGTCGGTGGATTTCACGAGGTCTTTGGCGGATTCCCACTGGGCTTCTACGGTATCAGCGAAGCCGCCTAAGGGCAGGATTTCTCCATCCTTGACGGATTCCATATTGTCCTTCTTGGCCTGCTGTTCTTCGGTGAGCTGAATGCCGCTAAATTCCGGTGTCTGTCTCACCTTTATGGGGGTGTAGTCTTTCGGCTTGATCCCATGCAGCACGCTTCCTAAAATTTCTTCGTCCATTGTGATTCCTCTCAAATATCGAATACGCTTAATTCTCCATTGGAAATCTGTCTCATCTGTTCATCAGATACCCACTTGGTCTCAGTCTTTCCGTTTCCGTAGTCTACGTCAATGTAGAAACCATTCGGGTTTCCATCTTCGTCTACGGCCTGCGAGATCTCTCTGATGTGATCGTTGTAGGCCTGCGCTTCGCTCATAGTTGGAGCTTCGTAGTCGTCCCCGAAAAGGTTTACACCGAAGATGTTAATCCCGCCGATTTTCGTTTTGCCGGTGCTGTCGAGACTCTCTTTCCCGATTACATCGTAGTAGATGGTACGGAGTTCGTCGTTATCAGGATCTCTTCCCTGTTCGTTTTTGAAATCCATAATTTCTCTCTTAATGAGCATTTTCGCTGTCGAGGTGACGGCGGAGGTATTGGTATAGCACATAGCCGCAATGGTGGCATCATCATCCGGGATCTTGACGGCAAAGGTTCCCACGCCGTTTGCGCAGTCGATGACGTCTTTCCGAATCTTGGCATCCTGCTCGGCAGTGAGGTAGACGCCTTCTTCCTGCAGGTCTTTGATGGTGTTGTCGAGGTCTTCGATGGAATTGATTTTCGTCCCGATAAATCCTTCCAGTGCGTTGAACTGTTTCTCCTTCAGGCAGCCGCTGGTATCAAGTCCTCTGCCTACATTGGCAGCTCTGTTCTGTGAATTTTCATAGGTTCTCTTCTGATTCATCAGACGGCCTAAGAGTGTGACGCCCGCCGAAGAGTCCTTCAGCAAGGGATCGTTGTTCACGATATCGGCGGCGTACTCATAGGCCTGTCCTGGTGTGGAGCCGTTCTGCTCCATTTCGAGGATTCCTTTGGTGATGTTCTGCACTCTGCTCTGGATGTAGGCCACCTGGTTCGAGCGGATCTCGGCGTACTGCTGCTTTAAGGCGGCGTCGCTCTTGTCCTGCAGCTCGGCTCGTTCTTCGTCTGACATGTCGTCAGGGGCTTCTCCTCTGGCTTCTGCCACGGATCCGTAGCCAATGGGTTTCCCGAACCATTCATTCCATTCGTCCATGCTGCCAATGTGGATGCCGCCGGAGGAGTTTCTGGCCATGTACTGGCCGTTCCCTAAATAAATGCCGACGTGCTTTTCCCCGTCAATGAAGTCTCCGGGCTGTGGTTCATAGCCGTCGCCCGCTTCGTGGTAGGCGTCCCCGAAGTCGGAACCGTGCGTGATTGTCCCGTCCGGGAAAAGGCCGGTCTTGGCATAGACATCGGCGGTCCAGGAGTCGCACTGGATGGTGGGATCTTTGGTGACGCTTCCCATCCACTGATCGCCTTCGGTGTAGTTGTTTCTGGCAAATTCCGCGATCTGACTTCCCGTGACGCTGCCTTTCCTTTGAGGGACCGGCGTCGGGTGGTCTTTATGCCATGCTTCCCGGAACTGTTCCCATGTCATATTGGTGAGGTTCAGTCCGCTTCCTTTGACATAGTCTTCGGCGCTGCTTTTAATTTCCCGCGTCATTTTCTTCTGAAGGAACTGGTCTTTGTAAGCCTTGAGTATCGGTTCGTCTATTCCCTGCGATTTCATGTAGGCGATGGCGTTTAACCCCGCGCTGTAGTCGCCAGTTGTGAGATAGGACTGCATGATCTCTTTGGCTTTATCGTTCTTCAGTGCTTTCATTTTGACGTCAATAGCTGCGCTATCCATGCTGAGGCCTGCCAGAATAGCAGTGGTATTCTTCTCCCAGCTCCCGAAGTTCGTTATGAGGGAGTCGGGGTCTTTGACGGACTGGTTCACCATGTTGCTGGTCATCAAGGAAATCTGATTTCCTGCGTAGTCTTCCATCTGCTTTCGCTGGTACTTGTCGATCATGCGAAGGTTCGAGGTCTGTGACTGTGCTCTCTGTTCCCCGAAAGCTCGGACGGCGTAATCAGAAGAGATGCCATGATCCTGCAGGACCTGCTGATAAATCTTCTGTTCCTGGTCGGTGTAGTCTTTCTGCAGGTTCTCGGCAGCCTTGCCCTGATGGGTATTGAAAAGGCCGGTGTTCTCATCGTCCATAAGGGAATTGATGCGCTGCTCGTAGTCGTTCTTGGCGTCAAAGATTTTATCGTTCTGGCTCTTCAGCCACGCTTGACCGATGGTATCGGAAACAGCCCCTAAGGCTTTCCCCATCATATCCATCCCCGCGGTATTTCCTCCCATGCCTTCGAGGGTGGCGGTGCTTATGACTTTCCCCTGCAGGGTGTTCTTGTTGATATCCCCTGAAAATTGAGAGAGTTTCATGCTTTACCTCCCGATCTTGAAGCCACCGCCTAGCCATGAGTAGGGACTCTTGGTCAAGGAAAGTTTTTGCGGCTTGTACTGGTTCATGGCATATACCTGATCTGTCATGGTCTCCGGCATTCCGCTCATAGCCGCCTGGTGGTGAAGTCCGCCGGAGGCTGACTGTTTAGCTGCCGTCGCATTCCCGTAGGTCTTGGCTACGCCGTAGATGGAAGCAGCGGTGGAAAGGAGGGTGCCAAACATGGCCTGCTTCCCCTGCTGCCTTGCATTATAGGCAGCAGCTCTTGCGCTGTTTGCCTGATTGATATAGTTCACTTGATTGATGTAGGCGCTCTTGGTGTCATTTCTCTGATTGCCTAAAAGATTCATGGATGAATTTCTCCATTCGTCGATAGCTGATGCGTCCATGTCCTGCACGGATCCGGAGCTTGTGAGGCCGCTTGCTCCTGCTTCTGCCGCGTGCTGGCCAATGACTAATCGTCTTCTGGCGTCAAGTTGCTGCTGTTTCTGCAGGTACTGGTCAGAAATCTGCTCTCTCTGTTTGTCTGCGATTCTCGCGTTCTGCTCTGCGGCTTCTGCCTGAGAATTGTAATAAGCAGACTGTGCTTTGGCCTGCTGATGAGCAGAGGCCATGGATGTGATGCCCTGCGCGGCGGTTAAGCCGATCAGGGCGGCGGATACGCTGCACATAGTTACTCCTTTAATGTGAAGCGGACGAAGGTTTTCCCGCCCGTTTCTACTTCTTCCCCAAAGGCGGCTCCCATCTTTTTAATGACGCGGAGGGCTTTGGTGTTGTCTTTGGAAATGTAATTGGTAAGGACTTTGTATTTCTTCAAGCTGTCCTTGATGTAGTCTTGCATGCAGGCGACCAGGGCTTTCTTGTGGCGCTCGCACATAGTAGTTCCGAGCATCCAGATGGAGCATCCCTCCGGGCATAGGCCGATTCCGAAGGCGGCGAGCGGCATGCGCTCATGAATGGCATAGTAGGCTTCTATGGAAGTTGTCATGCTTTCATAGAGGCCGCCATAAGGCATGCGCCCCTGGGCTTCTAATTCTTCTCTGTCTTCTTTTCGCATGTTTCCCGCGAGGATCTGGGATAAAAGGTCGGCCATGGCAAGGCTGTCGATGGTGCGGATGTCCACGCCGTAGTAGCTGTTATTCACTGACGATCACTCCTCTGATCAATGCTGCCAGGTAGAAGGGGTAGGGATCGGAAGAGGTGATGATGACTCGTCCGTTCTTCTCTACGCCCTGGTTGGGTATGGTGATTTCTTTATCTCCTGTGTACAGGCGGATCTTCTGATCGGAGAGCTCCTCGTACTTGATGGTGTCATTTCTTCCTACGCCGTTTCCGATACTGCCGCCTAAGGTGTGCAGCAGTCTTAGGGAAACGGTGCGTACGTTTTTATATCTCCCCTGCATGGTGCCGTTCTGTTCCTGGATTTCTACGTTAGGCAGTTCGATGGTCATCCGGTAAGGGTATCCGATGATCATGTAGGAAACTTTGGTGGGAAGTGTCACTGTTCCTTCTTTGATTTCTACGTTTTCGAAGAATTTCCCGTCTGCCAATACGGAAACTGTCCCGGTGATCCAGTCGACTGACGCTGCATCGTCAGGCTCATCAAAGGTGAGGACTTTGGAGCAGTCGGTCATGATGTAGTCTTTCGGATCTTGGGAGTCTTTGTCTGTTCCCATCTTCTCGATATAGGTTTTACCGTTTCTTTCGACGGCGGTGTAGACTTCGTCGGTCTCTTCGGCTGCCACGGTGCAGACGGAAAGATACTTCCCTTTTGTGATGATATGGGACCATGCATAGACTTTCTGATCATTGATGTAGGCGAGGCAGATGATTTCCCCGTCGGAACGGACGAAATACAGTCTGGAGTCGGGATCCTGCATGTAGGCAGCGTCTACGATGGTCTTTCCTCTCAAAAGGTGCTTGGCCAAAAGGGTAAGGTCCATGCCGTCGTAGGAATCGGTCTCGAAAGAGTAGGCCATGTCTCGCACGGTCTGGGACCGTTTCTGCACGTAGATCAGACGGCTTCCGATGGAGATAGGTTCGACTTCCGTGCATCCGCGGAAGGTCTGTGCCTTATTGGTGCATTTGGACGGTGTGACGGTGCTGCCGCCGGAAACGATCCATTCATTGGAGTCGGTCAAGACGAAGAGGTCGCTTGCCGGGCAGATGTGCTTGATCTCCGCCTGCTGACGGGAAATAAAGGAAAGGCAGATGGCACTGTCGTCTGTCACGGTGCCGGAGGCTTTTTCGACGGAGAAATTGTTGTAATCTCCCGTCTTGCTCATCCATAGGACGTATGGCTGCGTCTTCGTCCCGGCGAATATCAATCTATCTTGGAAGAATCCCACGGTCCTTGGATAGCCGTATTTTTCGTTCCATGCACCGAAGGCGTAGCTGTCGACTTTCCCCGCCTGACCAATGACTTTTTTCACAAGGCAGGTGGCGCTGGTTGCTGAATTCACAGTTTCGATCTGAATGATGCCGGACTTGGTGTAGGCGGTCGATGTGAGGTCGGCTTTACCGGCAGTGGTGACAAGTCTCATTCTGACATTGTCTGCTTCATCGACGGTGCCGGATTCGCTTACGTTGTTGTCGTCATTCGATTTGTAGGTCCTGAAGTCTTTCCATTCGCCGCCATTCGTGGATTTCTGGATGACCACCTGCCCTGTCCATGTGCCATGGGTGATGATCTTCCATCCGTTTCCTACCGGTATGGGATCTGTGGTCATGGCCCCGCTGGCGGTGACGGACTTGGAAGCGATGTCCTGAGAAATCTTCATCCACATGTCTTTCATGTCTGCAGAGAAGAAGGGTTTATCCGAGGAGAGCGTGACTTCACCTGCGGTGCCGGAGACAGTCAGTGTGGGCTCATCCATGGATTTGACGGCCACCCACCCTGGATTCCCTTTGTTATAACTTCCCTGCCCGCCATTGCCGTAGGAGATGCCTGCTTCACCCGCATGCCCCGTATATACGATGTAGCTTCTGTGCGGTCTTCCTGTTACCCTTCTTTTACCGGTGAATGTACCCAGTTGTCCCCCGCCGCCCCCCTGCGCGGTGAGTCCGAAGGCAGTGGAATTTCCGCCGGAATTCCCCGGTGATCCTTTTTCTCCCCCGTCCCCTACGGTGATGGCGTAAGTGGTATTTTCTTTGCAGTAGACAGTCTGTGATACAGCAGCACCATTCCCGCCGATACCGCCGGCAGCTTCTACCGTACTTCCGTCCTCTTTGTATCTGCTGTCTCTGTAGTGGCTCACGGTATCGGCTCCGCCGCCACCGCCGCCCGCTACGGTCACAGCATAGTTCCCTGTCTTGTGGCATTCCCATGCGTATGTTCCGGCTTTATTCCATATCTGGTCTACCACGTTGTTACTAACGGTTAAGGACTCATCGAAGTACTGACTATTCATCACCATTTCTTCGAAGCGCCAGTCGATGTCAGAATAGTGTTTGAGCTGCATGACGGGATGGGTGCCGGAGGCGATGTACATGATGTCGGCGCTCTGACAGGTGCGGAGCTTAGGAAGTTCGGATTCCTTGTAAGGCGTCACGATTTCCTGATTGGTAAATTTTCCGTCCTTCCAGATGCGGATATACCCTTCTCCTACTTCAAGGAGAAAGGCATGGTTCACAGTAGACTTGAATTCAATCAGACGAACTTTATTCTTCTTGGCCATGCCGCAATAGATCGATCCGGGCCTTTTGTATACAGCGCCATAAGGTCTGATATAGCAGTTCTCGGCCTGCAGCAAAGCGGCCTGGTATTTCTCCATATCTATGCGGCTGGCGACTTCAGGGGAAACTTCGCCGGTTGCAAAGGATGACTGCATGAGATAGATGGTTTCTCTCATCGTTACCTCCTTGCATCAAAGTACTTGGTGGGATAAGAAGGCTTGTGGTGGTTCTGGATCGCAGAGGTGTACATGGCCTGCTGGATGGCAATCTGGTAGAGCTGGTACTGTGACTGTGCCATGTTCTGGCTGCCGCTTAATGGCATGGCAATGTGACTTGCTAATTTGTGGGCCAGGGCTTCGGCAAAGGAGGAGTCGAAAAGTTCAGCGTTTTCGATATCTGCGGTGTAGTCCATCCATGCATCTTCGATGTCTGCCATGATGATCCTCTGACTCTCGTTCATGAGGGCGATCTGAAACTCGTGATAGGTATCATCTTTGGCAGATTCATCCGTTTCAATGATGTCGCCGTTCTTGTTGTAGAGCTGGCGGACGACTAGGCATTTCTTTGGCAGTGCATAGGCAAATTCCCATTTCGGGACGGTGGTGTCTACTAGTGCGAGCTTTTCCGATCTTTCCGCGAAGCCCCAGCGGAAGGAAGAAAGAAGGTTTTTTCTTGTCAGTTCATAGTAGAGTTTGCACTGACGCGCTGCCTCGCTGTCTTCGTCGATGGAAGCGATCTGCCCCTGTCCGATTGAGGAGAGGGCGATGTTGCAGATATCTGTGCTGTACATGATTTCTCCTAATGTTTCTTGATGAGATCGATGAGCTGTTTCTTGGTCTTTATGTCCCCTTTGAGCTCTATGCCCTCTTTCCAGCAGAGGGCGCGGAGCTCATTGGGCGAAAGGTCTTCGAGCTTTCCTTTTCCGATCTCGTTAATATGTATCTCTTTCATTCAAGCTCGCTGTCCAGTGTGAGGGCGATGGTACACTTGCCGCTGGTAGGGCCGGTAACGGAGATGCCGTAGAATTTCTTTGCACCGTAGGGGACTCTGATAAATCCCTTCTGTGCGCCTACCGGGATGGTCAGTGTGCAGAGGGTGGCCGCACTATCCAAAGCGGCGCTGTCTGCCGTCTTCAGTGTGATCACGGCGGCCGCCGTAAGTGGAGAGGCGAATTGGGCAGCGAGGAAGAGTTCATCGCCTGCGTTCCCTCCCATGCCGTTTGTGATGACGTCCGGCGTGGTGGATACGTCTTTATCGAAAATGAATGCGTTTTCTTTGTCGTAGATCATGGTGTCCTCCTTATGCTTCGGTAATGAGTGGCTCGGTATCCTTCAGGGCGTCTTCCTTGTATACCGGGATGCCGAAGAGGGCGAGTACAGAAGTGCCGTCTGCGAAGTCCTGACGGGTAACGTGAACGTGGTTCTTGTCCATGAGGTAGGATTCGAGGAAGTCGTAGACTTTCTCGGATACGTAGATACCCAGCTTCATGTTTTCGCCCTGGATTCTTCTGAGGGAGTTCTTCGCATAAATGAGCTGATCCATGAAGCTCTTCTTCTGCGCGTCGGTGGCTTTGAGGAGAGTAGCGGTATCGATGTTCCTGACAGCTGCTACCATGCGAGGATCCGCCACCATCAAGCCCGGCTTCCATGTGAAGAGAGATTCAAGTGCCTGATAGAAGCCGCCTTCTGCGTCTTCTACGGTGCGCTCTCCGAGGTCTCTCATCTTAAGGCCTGCGTAACCGTACTTCGGGTAAATGCCAGAGACGCTGTTGCTCCATCCGATAAGCCAAACGGAGGAAAGGGCGCCGCTGGTCTTGCCGCCTGCGTCTCTGACCTGATAAGAATAGTCTCCTTTGTTCCCACCGAAGTGATTGTAGCGTTTCGCGAAGCCGTTGAATTCGTCGAGGTTCTCGTCGGAGTCGCCGTAGAAGATCATGCTGGCGACTTTTTCAGAGAAGCCTTCGATATGCGCGTCGTCTTCAGAGCGGCGGAATGCCTGCGGATCCGGTTCGAGCTGAAGGAGTTCGATGTCGACGCGGGAGCGGGCTTCCAAAATGCAGCAGGTGTCTCTTACCTGTTTGGTGCTGGACTTGGTCGGCTGCACGCCTTTATTGATGGCGCGGAGGGACGGTGTCGGGATGGAGGTGCGCTGCGTGGTCTGGTTACCGGTCGGCAGATTGCCCTGTTTCCACTTGATGTCGTCCATGATGGGGTTGGACTGTTTTAATACTTCGATGATGTGATCAATGGTGCCATCCGGTGCCTGACGCTTTCGGAGGTCATTGAAATTGAGTGCAAGGTTTCCAATGGTTGCCATGGTTTATCTCCTTATCTTTTTAATGATTCCCAATCGGTATTTGGGTATGGATTGTCTTCTTTGGTGGCGGCTGCTGTATTGGTCTTGATTCCGCCGTCTTCGGAAATCAGATCGCCAAGGAGGGCGAATGCTTTCAGCATGGGAAGGGATGAGAATACAGCGGATCCTGCGAAGGAGTCTCGGATGCCGGGGATCTGCCTTTCAAGGTAGTTCATGAGGACCCCGGCTCTTGCGACTGTGGGTTCAAAGTCTTTGCCCAGTTCTTTCATGGCTGCAGCGGCGTTAGCGTCTGCCTCTTCCTGCTGCGCCTTCTGGTAGGCTTCCCCGACTTTGCCCGCCCATTCATAGCCAAATTTGGCCAGTTCGTTTGCCTGGTCATTGGTGAGGTTCATGCCTCGTGCGAGTTCGCCGAAGGAGTCGGCGGTGTCCTGGTCGAGTTCCATTCCTTCCGGAAGGGATGCAGTGAAGTCATAGGTGTCCGGAGCACCTGTGGCTTTCCCTGCTCCTGATAACAGGGTGCCGCCGGATGGATTGCTTTCCCCCTGCGGTGTCTGCTGGTTCTGGTTTCCCTGGGCTTCTGCGCCCTGTGGGTTCTGCTGATTGTCTGTCGGTGTGTTCTGTGGTGTCTGCTGATTGATTCCAGTGTTCATGTCATTGTTCTGGGTATCCATGTTCAGTCCTCCTTGTTGAATATCCGGTTCTGCCGGATTTTGAAGTCTATGAAATCTTTGTCGATCGCCTGCAGCGACTTATGTCCTTCTTCAAGGCCTAGGGTGTCAAGGATCAGGTTGGTGATTTCGATGCCGACTTCTCTTCTTCCTTCGCGGAAATAGGTCTCGGCATTCCCTGTGTAGGAGCTGGTGTTGAGTCCGCTCATGTTGAGGATTCTGGAAAGGATCCACCTTCCTTCTTCGGTCTTGACGACTTTCTGGATGGCGTCTTTATCTTTGTCTTTCTGACACTGCTGAAAGTATTTCTGCCAGCGGGCGTCTCTGGAATTTGGATCTACGATGGCGTGTTTCATAATACGGATGGTCCTCCTGGCCCGTTGACACCCAATAGGTTCTGAAGAGCGGGGTTCCCGTTCTGCGCGGCGTCAGATAGGTTCTTGGCTGCCTGTGCGACAGGGGCCAGTGCCTGCGCCTGTGCGAGCTGTTTCTGCTCTTCTTCCTGCTGCATCATGGCCTGCTGTTCCTGCTGGATCAGCTGCTGGGCTTCTTCGGTGCTTCTCTGCATGGCTGCCGGAGCGCCTAAGAGGTCGAAGTATTTCTTGACGGTGCCTAAGGGATCTACCATCTTCAGGGACTCTGGATAGAGCTGCGCCATTTGGCCTACGAAGGCGAGGGCTTGTTCAATGTTCACGAGGCCACTCATCTTCTGTGCCTGGGCAAGCGGAGAAATGTATTCAATCTTCACGTCGGCTTCGGAGAGTTCGGCTGCGAGCTCATCCGGAATGGGTGGGAAGATGTTGTTTCTCTCAAGGATGTTGTAAACCCGTTCGATGATGGGGGTTAAGAATTCGTCCTGGAGTCTTTCGACGACTGGCCCCAGCTGCTGCAGCTTTTCCTGCTGGCGTTCCATGACTTCCCTCGCGGTCATCTGCGGGGTATCGATGGATTCGAGCATGAGGAAGAGGTCGGCGCTATAGGTCCTCTTGATTGTGTCTTCAAGTCTCTGGATTTCCTGCGCCATCCACTGCAGGTTGGTCGGTGCCTGGAACAGGGGAACGACGCCCTGCCCTCCCATCTGGGTATTGGTGACGGTGACGCCGCCTGGATAGCAGTTGACGCCGCTCTGATAGGTGCTGGCATCCGTGGTCAAAGGCGGCTTGACGGTAAGTTCAATCGCAGTCAAGAAGTCTTTCTTCATAATCTGCAGGGACTTGGCATCGCCTTCGGCGTACCATCCGGGGCCTTTCCCGTAGGAGTCGTTTCCTGTGACCTGGTATCTGGCCACCAATACGGGGCATTCTTCAAAGCCACCGGTATAGAGGAAGCCGCCGTTCTCATTGGGGTCCTGCCCGTCTACCCAGTAAAGGGAGACAAATGGCATGTCCTTATTCGATGGGCCGTTCCTTTTGCTGTCATTAGGCATGACGAGCCACCACACGTCGAAGGCCATATCATAGCGCCTTGATGGGGTATTGAACGCGTCTTGTACGTTCCTTGGCAAATGGTTTTTCCCGAACTGCTGCACGATCTGATCGGCGTTCATTTTGATTTTCCGGGCAAAGGTGTTGATGCGGTTCCCTGCTGATGTGTCGATGTAGTAGGAGCCGATGGTGTATGACTGGAAGCGGACGCCGCTCTCTGGTGATGGGAATACAGCGATAGGCGCCTGCCCGAAGGGAAGTTCTGTGTAGCAGGCGTGGATGGTGTTGTAGAAGTTGGATCTGTGCAGCACGGCTTCTACGATGGCCTGCCGTTCATCTAAAAGTCTCTCGGCTTCTATGTTTTCCTGATCCGAGGAGAAACCGAACTTGAACCACTGCCGGGAAGGCGGGGTAAGCCCTGACATGATACCGGCTGCGAAGGCCTGATTGGCGAGCCATGCGACGCCGTTGCTGATGGCGAGGTCGCGTCTTCTGCCTTTATCTGTTTCGTCGTCAGTATCATCGAATTCTCCTAAGAAGGGGAGCTCGTAGTCTCTGATGGCTTTCCATCGTTCGATATAGGGGTTTCTTTTGTTCTTCAGGAGCTTGATCCGTGACAGGGCGGCGTGCTTGTCCGGTTCTCTGATGTTCTGTCCATCCGCCGGAAGGGCTTCCGGTGGCATGGCGCTGGCTAAGATGGTATTCATCCTAAGGTGTCCTTGCTTCCTGCATTACTCAGCAGTGTCGCAAGACGTGTGGCTGCGAATCCCTGCTTTTTCTTTCTCTTGCTGGCTTCGGTGTCACCGTCGTTGTCTGATACCTGAGAACTGGTTACGTCGGTAACGGTCGGATCGACTTTCTGCGCCGCCGGAACTTTTGGGGATTTAAATGGGTTTCCGCACATGGTGTCTCCTTTCAGAATAACTGGTAACTGGTGTTGGCCTTGCCGTTCCTTTTCCGATTGACGACGGGGACGGCAAAAGTCAGTGCTAAGGCGTCGGCGTCATTTGGCGACGGGATGCCTTCTTTTTTCATTTCGTCTTTGGACCTGAGCTGAATGCGGCCGTCCATGGTGGGTTTGATTTCCACATGGGTGAGGTCGTCTATTAAAGTCTGGTCGGCTTCTATGACGCCGCCGGTCTGGAACCATTTCTTCATAGCAAACCACATGTAGGCACGCATGTTGACGCATGACGGATCGGGAGAGGAGCCCGCAAAGGAGATGAGGTTCCAAGCTCTCCCCATGGTGGTACCAGCGGAGTAGATGCCGGTCCCGTATCCTAAATCGATGTTGACGGCTGCTGCGTGATACTGATCTTCGAAACGGGCGATCATGTTGGCTATGGTCATGTCATTGGTGTTCTTGAGGATCCTCGCCAGTTTCTTGGTGTAGAGTCCCTGACGTAGGTAGATGGAGGTGGCGTCGCCGCCGGACCATGCTGGGTCTACGCCTATGACGCAGGGGGCGAATTTGTATTGCCCTTCATGCAGGTTCCTTTGCGCTGCTTTCTTGACTAGCCCTAATGGGATGAACTGCAGGTCTGAGGCGTCCGGGAAGTCTCCGGTGACTCGGACTTTGAAGAAGTCGCTGTCCGCTCCGTAGGCTTCTTCCCACTGGGAGATCTTTGTCTTGTCTGAAAATCTGACGGATCTGGAATCTACCTGCATGGTGTGCCAGTAGGGACGGAATTTATGGAAGCAGTCGTAGAATCTTCCAGTGTTTCGCGTCGGGTTCCCGAAGGCGCACCAAAGTCTTTCTGTGTTGGCGTCGTTTAGCGCACCTTCCGCGACTTCCCAGATCTTATCGTCTATGGCAGAGGCTTCGTCGAAGATGAGAATGGTCCTGTTTCCTTGATTATGCAAACCCGCGAAGGCTTCCGGGTTGGCCACGGACCACGGGATGGCGTCGATACGCCAGTTCTTTTCCTTGCCGTCTTCGGCTGCGAAGATGGAAGTGGCGGTGACTTTGAATAAATCTCTTGCAAGGAACATGGCGTGCCATTTCATGAGTTCCGGCCATGTCTTCGTGAGGAGCTGTGTCTCTGTGTTTGCAGTGACGACGCCTCGGGTATTCTCGTGGGTGGAGATCGCCCATAGGATCAGCCAGGATACCAAAGCGGATTTCCCGATACCGTGGCCTGAGGCGACGGCTTCCTGAATGACTTTGTCCGGGGATACGTTTTCGCCTATATGGCCCAGTATTTCCTTCTGCCAGGCTTCGGGGCCGTCCTGATGGGTAAGGAGTCCTTCGCCCCATGGGAAAGCCCAGTAAACGAAACTGAGGGGGTCTTTCGCCAGTCCGGCAAGGTCACTTACTATTTCGGTGTTCATTCACTCGCTCCCTCGCTTTCTTTAGCGCGTCTGTCATGCCTACGTTCCCGGAGAGCTCGACTTCCTGCTTATCTCTCCAGTCTTTGGGTTTCCGGTTCTTCAGCCAGAAGATCCCGGCTGTTGTATCCGGGGGCAGCTCTCTTTCCACTATTCTCTCTGTTTCTGTGACTGTGCCGTCCGGGTTTTTGATTTTGGAGATGACTTTCTCCTTGACGGTGCAGCCGATCGCTTTTTTGAAGAGGGCATTCTCTACCCGGATATCGGCTATTGCCTTATTAGTATTTAGGGTGGCCGATATGGCCGGAATCTTTTTCTTCCATTCTTTCAGGGTGGAGCGGGAAATGCCAATATTGTGCGCTATGTCTTCGTCAGTCAGCCCATCACGTGCCCACGCACCTAAAATCAAGAGATGATTCGGCTCTATCCACTTCTCCCATTTCCCTTTGGCCATGCTCTCACCCCCCCTAAAAACGCAAAAAAGGAGCCGGTATCTTTTATCGTTGCCCGCGAGATATATGCGGGTAAAAGGTACCGGCTCCTTACGGATGCCGAAAATCTGCTGGAGATTTCATGACTATCTTACAGTGGTTTGGACGAATTGTCAAATTCTTCATCGTGGAAGTGTGTCACAATGCGCTTCATGGATATGTTCCTGTCCTGGCAGCGCATGAAGTATCTCACGAGGATCCCACGTTCTCCTGCTTCGAAGACTAGCGTCTTGCCCTGGCGTCTTTTGCGTAGTGATCTCTTTTTCACCGTTTCCGGAATATTCAGTTTATTGAAATCTTTCCTTGCCAAGGCTTCCGCTCTCTCTTCGATGGTCATCTCTTGATTTCTTCTGCCTCCCAGCCTTTGATTTTGACTCCGGCTTCATCATTAAGCAGCTTGGCAAGCTCCTCTAAGCCGACGTATCCCTCTTCATAGCACTTGTACTGCTCCATGCAGAGGTCTACGAACTTTTCCACTCTGCCATCTTTTTTCATCAGGCTTCCGAACTTATCATGGATGACCATAGCCGGAATAGCAAGCATCAAGTTAAAGGCCAGCTCGCAGCCTTTCTTGGTGGCTTCTTGTTTCATTGCATCGATGTCTGACTGTTTGATGGAAACCATGGGATCCTTCTTTTTGACGCCTAGCCTTCTTCTTTCCTGCCTATTCACTTTGATCCCCCTCGAATACTTACCACTTATGGATTTTCTTCAATCATTCTCCTTTACCTAAAACGGTATGTCTTCCTGCGGCCCTTTCGCAGGGAACACGCTCTCTTCTCGCTGCTCCGGTTTGGAAGGGCCGAACTGGTTAAACCCGCCGGAATTGTTTCCATAGCCATTGGAAGCGCCGCCGGATTCCTTGCTATATCCACCGGAATAGCTTCCGCCGGATGACGCTTTGCCTTCTCCCCACTTGGGATCGGCTACGATGTCTGCTACGACTTCCATGATCCAGTGTCTCTGGCCGCTGTCGTCATCGTATGATCTGGTGTTCAGGCTGCCGTGAATGTAGATGAAGGTTCCTTTCCTGCAAAAGTTGGCCACTCTTTCAGCGATGGCCCCCCAGGCAACGACATTGATCCATGCGGTCTGTTCTTTCTGCTCACCATTCTGCGTAACGTAGAGGCGGCTGGAGGCGACGGTAAATGTGGCAACGGCTCTCCCTGTCTTGGTGGATCTGACGACGGGTTCTCTTGCGAGGTTCCCGGATATTTCTACGCTGTTCAATTCTTTCTCCTTTCAATTCAATTCAATTCAATCCAATTCAATCCAATTCAATCCAATTCATGGTTGATTTGGTTTTTATGGGATATGGCTTTCCCGACTTATCCGGTCTGGATTTCGGCTGCCTGCCCTTTCGTAATTTGTGCTTTATGCACAATGGTTCCTATTTTCGCGGTGTTCTATGATAGTTTTATGCAAAAAATCGAAAAAATCTATCATTCTTCATTTGCCCGCTCATTGCTTGACTTCTGCTCATCATCCTGGCTCGTTTTAAAAAGGTTTTGTTCTCTCCGCTCGCCGCTGATGTAAAGCGCCGCTTCATCATAGATTTTCTTCATGATGCGGAGCACGTTATCGGTCGGAGTGATGTCTTCGATCGTGTTGAACCGCTGCGTGGTATGGCTGCCTTTGAGGCGGAACCGCCCGCCCAGCCGCACTCCTTTTAGCGCCCCGGATTTCTTATCCCGCTTTGGCACTACTTTGTCCACCGCGAAAATGGCCTGTACCGGTTTCTCGGGTCTATAGTCCCCTGCCATGTCGGTATAGTAAAGGCTCATCGCCGCCATAGCGGTTCTAAATTCTTCTCTCGGCTGCTCTTCACACGTGAAACTTTTCACACCATCCGCATCGATATAACTGATGGAAGCACTGCTGTTATTCAGCTGGATACTTTGGAATTGGATTTCTCCCGCCCACAGGTTTCTGCCCTCTTTACTCTCGAGCAGGTTTTGAATTTGGTTTCTTAAGCGCTTGTCTAGCTCTCTCGGATTCTCTTCTTCTGTCATTCTGCTTTCTCTCTTTCTTCGGCTTCTTTGCATACTTGTTCCCGGAAGTATCCGCTATGCAGGCTGAGATACCACCCGGTCCAAAATTCGATTTCGATTTTCCGCCTTTGTCCGATGGGTTCTCTCCTGCACCAGTAGAGATGGTGCTGCGGGTGGTCTTTCCTTTTAGTTTCAAGTTTCTTGGCTTTGAAGGCTTTCCTTGTCCCCTGGAATGTTCTGCCTATGATTCTTTGAATGATCATGCGTGCATCGTGCTTTCTCATTCGATCCCCCATGTGACTCCCTTTTTCATGCATGTTTTGCAATATTTTTCTCCTCCTTTCGCTCGGAAGATGGCACCGCACCCGGCGCAGATCTTCCCTCTTTTTATTTTCTTCGCAAGCTCGTGCTCTCCCCTTAGGATTTCTTCGCTTTCTTTTTCGAGCTGCTGTCTGAGTGCTTGGTTTTTCTTGCCGGCCTCTATGGCTTTCTTCGCCCGGCACTCATCGCTGCAGATCCGCTCACAATGTTTCTGCTGAAATTTCTTCCCGCAGACGGGACAGACAAGGATGGGGCGTTCTTCGTTTTCCATCCTTTCCCAGTATTTCCGGACAGTCTCTTTTCTATTCGACTCTTTCTGGCACTTGGCGGAGCAGTACACTTTGCGAGGATCTTTTGAGGTGAAGGCTGCGCCGCACCCGGCGCGAATGATCGCCACGCCTTTGGGCGGATCAGGATGCTTTGTTTCTTTTGCTTTCCTGTTGTGCTTTTTACAGCACCTGTAGGAGCAATACTTCGTACTGCCGACAAATGATTTCCCGCACTCTGGACAGATCTTACTCATTCTTCCTCCCTCGCTTTTTCTTCTTGGAAATTTCTACATACCTTGCAATCTGCAGAGGATATCCCCACTCGGTGCAGGTGTTCGTGACGTCTATCAGGGTGAAGCCATTTTTCGCTGGTGGTCTTTCTTTCCACTTTTTGGACTGGATCGTCTGATAGCGGACTTCTGGCTTCTTAAGGTTTCTGGAAGCAACGTATCTCACTTTCTGCTTTCCTTCCCTTACGGTGATATTGGACTCTTTCGTGAAGTAAGCGGAAAGTTTCTTGGCGTCCCTTTCTTCTCCCTGGTATTCGATGATGTCATAGGCGCTTAGTTTGGAGTGTCCCCATGCATTTCGAAGCTCCTGCTGTTCCAGGACTTTGTTCACAAGTATGTGATGATGAATCCTTTTTCCTTTGTACTCCGTGGTGTAGATGTAGCGAAGTTCTTGCCCTGCTTTCTGGTAGCGTCTCCGGAGTCTCTTGATGTAGTTCGTGAGATGGCGGATGGCCTCCTCATAGTCTTTGGGTTCTTTGGCATATGTTAAGGTGATGTATTGGTCTCCCTGCTTGAAATTTGTGAGGATCAGTTCCTTCAGGTGCCTTACTGCTCTTCTTGCATTCACTTTGGCTACGGCTTCCGGGGTCTTGCTGCAATTCTTGATACGTGTCTTTTTGCCTCCCAGGCGGCAAGTGAAATACTTCTCTTCTACCCTTCCTCCAGGGTATGTGAAAATACGTTTTCGATACGGCATCGGTCCTCCAAATAATAGCCTTAACAAGGGGGCAAAGGGGACGGAAAATCCCCTTTGTACCTTGCTTTTCTGGACTTTTTATGAAGGGCGTGATATACTCTCATATAGAAAAACGTGAATTTATATTTTCACCCTTCGCCGCCTGTTCCTGCAGGCGGTTTTTTCGTGTACAAACATTTCCCGTTGCTGGCCGCTGTCATTGGCACGTGGTATTCACACGTTTCACAATGTTCTTCACAGACGGCTGCTTTTTCTTTGGGGCAATGGCAGGTGTGCTTCATACCCCTATGACATACGGGGCAGATGGTATTGTCTTCTCTTAGTAACAGACGGATCATCTTCTGCCTCCGGCTTCCCTCTTTTGGAGATTCTTTTTACCATGCCGCTTTCCTCTTCAGCAGGCGGATCGTCTTCCGTCTCCTTTTGGATCAGGTCTTCGATTTTCCTTTTTGATCTCTCCGATCTTTTCGATCATGTATCCTTTGATTTCTTTCTCACTCATTTCTACCCCTCATCTTTCTACGAAGCTCGTTCCCCGGTCCTTTATCCAGGGCTTCGTGAATCATCTGGTCCAATGTCTTCTTGCTGTATCTTTCGCGGCAGTCCATGTGGGTCGGCACCAGGCGGCCGCCCATCTTATCCATCATTTCTTTTCCCCGAGGGATGGGTTTCCCGCAGCGGGCACAGTAGTAGATCATCAGAGTGCACCCGCCTCTGTCATAACGATCAATTCCTTCAGCAAAGATACACGGGCCCTATGCCACGCAGCACCCGCATCTCGTCCCTCCTTCATGTAATCGTTCGCAAGATCCATCTCCCGTCTTTTCATCGCCTCGAATATTTCTACAAGCTCTCCTTTTGTGTATGTGTCCTGCATGCTCTCTCCTCCTTCCCATAAACACCGGTGATGCCGGTAGTCCTTTCGATTTCTTTCAGGGTTTCTTTCAGAGCACTGATGTAGCCTGCATGCCAGAAGTAATCTTTGGTCCTTCCTTCATGATCTGCATTGTCCGCTCTGGCCTGTTCTTCACAAAGCTGCCTTTTGATGTGCTTCATGAATTCAATAATGATGCCTTCGTCAATCATGTTTCTTCTCCAACATTCGGGCGATATGCTCCGCTGCCATGGCAGGGGACAGCCCGGTTTCTTTACAATATTCCTTAATGAGTGCAGCAGCTGCCATGATGGTCCACTTGGGGTCTTGGTCCGACCGATCGATGGCCACATGACACAGCTGCTCTCCGATCATCCAGAGCTTAATCCAGCAGCCTCTCATTGGCTTTCACCTCGATCTCGATGGTCGGCACGATGCCGTAGTTTGGATCTTTCGTATCAGTATCATTCCCATAAAGCCCGCTGAGATCAGCCCTTCGCCTTCTTCGCTGAGCTCCAGATTCCCTTTGAATCCTTCATAGTATTCGTTTCCCTCTGTATCGAAGACGTAGATCCACTGGTCTTCCATGGGAATGAGTGCCAAGATATCGTTCAGCGTTGTCATTGTGCCACCGCCATAAGGAGTGTGTATGCCGCGGCGCACAACAGCGTCAGCGGATAGATCGCCACTTCCTTCCAGAACCTCTGGCGTGCGGCGCCGGGGTCATATTTCTTCGCGTCTACTTGAGAGGCGAGAGCCGCGGTTCTCGCTTCTTCTTGCTCACGGGCCTCCATCATTCGATGGACTGTCCCGACTGCTTCTGCATTGGTCATGATTTCCTCCTATCAGCCTTTCCATACAGCGATCCCTGCCGCGAATGCCAGGATCATGATGATAGCAAGCTCTGCCAGCATGCACTTGGCCATTCTCTTCATGGTCGTTCGCTGCTCTTTCATCTTCTCTTCGATATCCCGGCACTGCCTGCGGAGCATGTCTGCCTTCAGGGCAAGCTCTCCTAATGTCTTTGCTTCTTCATTTGTCAAAATGGTTCTCTCTCCTCTACATGGAGATCGATATTATCGATCTTCAGGTTATGACGCAGGTATGTCCGGCATCCAACCAACACATTGACGGCTTCCTCATAGGTGAGGTCGCTGTCAGCCAAAACAGTCAGCACTTCCTTGATGGCTGTATTCCTCTTCTTCCTCCAGGCTTCGAAGGACTTTTCGAACTCCTCTGCCGTCTCGTTCATCTGCCTTTTTAATTCTTCCTTATCCATGACTTCTCCTTTTCTTGCTATACTGTTATCAGGAGGTGTTACTATGATTGAATCTAAAGATGTAATTGATGTTCTTGCCGAATTCCAGAAGAGTGAAGGTATTATCTCCAGAGACAACCTGCCTTCCGTTATGTCTAAAGACATGCGGGGTTATTTAGAGCGCTCCGGTTTGATTGAAGGCATTGATCCTGTGATTCCTGGCCTCGATACATGCCTGTTTTGGCAGATTACCGAAAAGGGGAAACGGGCTGTTGCTTCTTACGAGAAGGATCAGAATAAAATCCGCGCTTTGTTCAGCAATGAAAGAAACACGAGAATTACGATCCTGATTTCCTTTTTCAATCTTCTGGTTACTCTGTATGTTGCTATTTGCAAATGATAATAAAGACATTCACGGCGACTGCCGCCAGGTTAAGCAAGCAGACAACAAAAAGCATGTCATTCAGCTTTCTCTGTCTTTCGTACTCGTTCATGATAGCCTCACATTCCCTTCAGTCTCTTACAATTCAAGATCTCACGGATCGCGGTGATGATGGTATCTCCGCAGATGTTCACGCGTGCGAGCCCTCCGTCTCTGAAGTGGATCCATGCGACGTCCTCGCCTTCCTTGTTCTTCTCTACTTCGATATCGAAGATCTCTGCATCACCCTCATTGAGGGCGCACACAAGCTGCTTAAATGCGAGATCTCTTCTCGCTTCAAAGTCTCTTCTCTGTTCTTCTTGCAATTCTTCGTCTGTCATCTTTCCTCCACCTCAAAGAGCTATCCCGACGCCCTAATACCACGGGTTCCCCTTATTCAACTCGTCGATAACGCCGTCAGTGAAAGGCGTCATTCCTGTAAGGCTGGCTGCTGCTCTCAGCACCTCATTCACCTGGTCCACCGTGAACCCCTTTCCCGCTAACTGCAGGAGCAGGCTGCGCACGGTGGACTCTTTTCTTTCCATGAACTCTTCGTCTGTCATTTCTCCTCCACGTTCCTCCTTCCTGCTATACTGATAAGCAGAAAGGAGGTGATTTGTATGAAACCAAAAGAATATAACTTTCCACGCATGAGCCTCGTTGAAGCCGTCATTTGTGTAGAAGCTCTGAACTATTACCTTCAGCACGTCTTGAGCGAAGAAGAATTATCTGGCGATGACCACTCCTCTTATGACGTGATGGCGGCGAGGTCTGCGGTGGAAAAGATCACAAAGACGATCGATGACTTGGATGCCGGTCTCTAACCTTCTTCCACAAATCAATCAGCAGCTTGTATTCATCGCGTTCAATGACTACATACCTGCCGGGGTCATCTTCCTCGTTGCGGGTCGTATCTTTTGTGACCACCATCTTCTTTGTTCCCGGATCGTATTCCAGTACGATCCGGGACTTTTCATTTTCTGAAATCAACTGCAGCAGCTCTCCGATCACAAAGGCTGCATCCTGAAAAAGGCTCGCGTCTACGATCAGACGACTTTCTTTTCTGACTTCATCCACTCTTCTCACCTCAATTCATCATCTTCTTCACTCTTTCCATGGCGTCCGAAAGGAAATAGAACTGATCCTCATAGCCGGATACTTTCTTCTCCAGCTCTCGGATCCTTTTCTCGAGACGCCTTCTTTCAAAAGGGCTCATGGGGCTCTCGTCCCCTTCCAGGCCTTCCGCCCTTTCGACGGAGGCTCGGGTGTACCATACGCCCGGGATGGCGATCGCCCTCTGGATCAACCCGTCTTTCTCTCGGCGGGCGATGGTGGACGTGTCGCACCCCCATCTCTTTGCCACTTCCTTTTGGGAAAGCAGGTTTTCACTGTGTGGCATGGCGTGCCTCCTGAATTGCGCTATGCAATTTCTGACTTAAATAAAAAAACGTAATATTCAACCTCGCTCAATTTGAGAAGCTGGGCCAGCTTATTAGCTTCTTCTAGCGACAATGGTCGCGTACCGTTCAGCTTCTGCGAAGCCGTCTGCTCGGCACACCCCCATGCTTTTGCGAGATCTCTATTACGCAATCCTAACATTATCATTCTTGCTCTGATCCGTTTCGAATCTACCAATTTCTTTGCTTTCATCATACTCACCTCCTCCTGTAATTGCACTATGCAATTCCTTCTATGCATATCCTATCACAAACCTTTTCGTGTGTAAATAGCGCTATGCAATTATTTCTCACTCTATTGCTACAAGTGTGTTGCAGTGTGCAATAATCGATGATATAATCATCTGCAGAAAGGAGGTGAAGCCATTGACACCTAAGGAAATTGGTATGCGAATATCAGCAACACGCGAGGACGTTGGCATAACCCGCAAGGAATTAGCTGAACGAATTCAGGTAGCCGCTTCTACGATTACTAGATATGAAAAAGGAACTATTTCTAAAATCAAGATTCCTGTTATCGGTGCTATTGCTCGTGCTCTTAACGTCAATCCATTATGGATTATAGGAGAGTCAGAGTATAAATCGAGCAACGCCATGCGAATAAAAGCTATTGAGTTAAACGGGCACGAGGAAGAGCTTATCAAGAAATACCGGCTTCTCTCCCCCGCCGGAAAGAAAGAGGTGGATCACTACCTCGACTTCCGTCTCTCCGCTGAAGCTCCCCGGGTTGAAAAAGATGCGGAAATATCATCTTCGTAAAATTCAGAAGATTCTAACAGGTGATGATAAATCCCCACCATTTTCGTGAGGTCACGGAAATGGTCTAGGTGTGAGTTGCGGTGGCGAAGTATTCGCGGATCAAGCAGTAAGTTTATATTCAAAATTGACATTAAGATCATTTTCGTGTAGTATATACACAGATATGAGCCGTGGCGTATTGCACAAAGCGGACCGAAAAAGGATCTTAATGTTCATGCATTAAGATCCTTTTTCTTTTTGGAGGTATTTATGAATATCCCTGCAACAACGATTCAGGAGCAACTTTCTATTTTAAAAAACAGAAATGTAAGGCTTGATGAAAACTCTGCCGGTATATTGCTTCAATATGGATATTACAATTTAATCAA